ATTTTGGTGGTTGGAGAATAGTTCAAACTTTAGGATTTAAACTCACTAAACTTTCCACAAAAGGTGGATTGACAGCAGAAACTGGAGGTGGTATAATGTTGTTTGTGGCATCTTCTTTTGGAATACCTGTCAGCACAACTCATACAATAACAGGAAGTATTTTGGGTGTTGGCGCAAGTCAAAGTGATCCTAAAGTCAAGTGGAAAAAAGCGAGAGAAATAATTCTGGCATGGATAATCACAATACCCGCTTCTGGATTTTTGGGAGCAGCATTTGAGTTAATTGTGAGAGAAATTATATAAATCATGATTCTTATATCGCATAGAGGGTTGATCGACGGACCAAATGTTTCATTGGAAAATAAACCAGATGTAATAGATCGTGTTTTATCTTTGGGCTTCGATGTGGAAATAGATGTTTGGTTGAAGAATGAAAAATGGTATCTTGGCCATGATGAAGCAACATATAAAGTAGATATATCTTTCTTGAATAAACCAAATCTTTGGTTACACGCTAAAACCATAGATACGCTGGAAAGATTATTGACATTTAAAAATATAAACTGTTTTTGGCATCAAAGCGATGATGTAACATTAACAAGTCATAACTATCTTTGGGTGTATCCTGGGAAACCATTAACAACTCATAGTATTTGTGTCATGCCAGAAAAGTTTATGAAAATAGAAGATATCAAAAATCTGAAATGTTTAGGAATCTGTACCGATTACTGTAATATAATAAAGAGTCTGGTGTGAAAAAAGAAATTCTTGTTTCCACCAGTTTTTCACAGACTGGAGCCAACGGTATGATAAAACTCTTGAAATCCAAATATGGATGTGTTATAGTAGAGCCGGCGAAATATGATAAAAATCGCGGAATGTGGACAATCAAATATCAGGACGACAAAATTTCTGACGATATAGAAAAACATCGAAAATGATTTTACAATTAAATCCATCAATTCCTGTAAAAACTCCTAAAGGTAATGCTTTAGCGATGATGGTTATAGATTATGGTCCAGAACATGATATAATCTGGGTTTGTTTTTTAAATAATGGTGAATGTTGGTCATATAAAAATTCCGAAATTCGCGGTCAAACAAACATAACAATGGGTCGTTATGTTAATAATTCTAATGAAAGCATGTAATATGAAAAATTTTATTAATAAAATCAAATCTAAACTTGATTTAAATAGACCTTTAGCCCTGTCGTGGGATGATTGGACTGTTTGGCACGAAAAAACCAAAAAAGAAAAACCATTTGTTTATTTCCTCAAAATAACTTTAACAAAATTTTATCACGATACAATTGAAACAATAACTTGGCCTTATAATCAGGTCAGATGGAGTATCAGAGATTACATTACACAACGCTGGCATGTTGTCAAAACTGGTCTAAAACCGGGATATCATGAAATCAGCGATAGAATGTTACATGCCAATTTCAATCTTCTTGTAGATTTTGTCGAGATTGAAAAAGCATGGATGCAAATTTTATGGAATAACGATGAAGATGAAAAAAAGAATTTCCCTTGGTGGTCTTTAAATCCTACAAGATTTTCTTCATTTAGAAATCCTCAAGCGGGTTTAAAATATCTTGAATGGGAAAGTAAAATTGTTATGGATAAAGATTACAGTAAAAATAAAAAAGATTGGGGTAAACCCACATCACAAGCGAAAGCTGCTATGGAAATTATTAAACTTTATAAATGGTGGAAAGATAGACAAAATAGAATTGATCCACACGATGCTTCCGGATGGACTGAAATATGCGATGAGAGAAGAAAGCTGGGACATGATATCTTTTCCGATAAAGGATTAACAGAAAATTTCAAAAAAAGAGAAAAGAAGGCATTGGAAAAAACCAGAAAAATTGAAGAAAAATATTTAAATGAAGATGAGAGTATGTTGATTTGTTTGATCAAAATTCGTGAACATTTGTGGACTTAAGGAGTAAAAATATGTTGTGTGTTAAACCTGTGCAAACTGAATTGGTTCAACGTCAGTATGATGGTAAATGGATTCTTTGGGGTTTAATTCCTGATCCCAATGAAAATATTACCGATGAAATATGGCATAATAGGGAAATGTTATTTCCTTATCGTTGGGTTCCACTTAAAGTATATGATTATATGATGGAGATAGAAAATGGCTAATATTCAAATTGTACGTCTGATTTCAGGAGAAGAATTGCTTTGTGATTTGTCCTATAAAAATGGTGAATATGAAATCAAAAATCCCGTAAGAATTGTGATGAATGTCAACAAGACAAATCCTTCTCAGGTATCTTTTGGTTTTGTTGATTGGTTGCCTTATGCTGATGTAAAATACGGCACCATGATAAAAAAAGAACATATTGTGTTTGTCGCAAAACCCGCAGATGAATTTATTTCACACTATAGTCAGCAGTTTGGTGGTATTGTTACACCACCGAAACCAAAATTACTTGTACCAAACTAAATAATATGCTATAATACAGCATGGATTTTTATACGAATGTCGCAAAGCGTGGAAAGTATATTCTCTATCGAGGCGTTGAAAACAAAAAACGTGTCAGACGCCAGATTGAATATATTCCCACGCTTTTTGTTTCTTCCAACAAAACTAATAAATATAAAACTCTACATGGAAAAAATGTAAAGCCAATTTCTCCTGGAAATATGAGAGATTGTAGGGAGTTTTTAGATAAACATAAAGAAACTGAAGGACTTACCGTTTACGGAAACACAAAATACGAATATGCTTTTATATCAGATAATTTTAATAGTGATTTGTTGTGGGATATTTCTACTCTTGAAGTGGTGTTTCTTGACATTGAGGTCGCTTCTGAAAACGGCTTTCCAGAACCAAAAGATGCGACAGAAGAAATCACCGCAATTACAATCAAACATAAGAGTAAATATTATGCATTTGGTTGCTCCGATTATAAAGTAAGTCAAGAAAATATAGAATATATCAAATGTTCTAATGAAATAGACCTCATCAAAAAATTCATGAATCTCTGGACACTGATATGGCCAGATATCATTACAGGTTGGAATATAAAATTTTTTGATATTCCCTATATCATAAACAGAACAGTTAGACTAATGGGTGAAAAAGAAGCTCAAAAACTTTCACCTTGGAATTTTATTAATAATAAATCAACTTATATCATGGGTCGTGAACAGATATCGTTTGAAATATCTGGTATTGCGATTCTTGATTATCTTGAACTTTATAAAAAATTTGGTGCCTCTTCTGCCAGAGAATCATATAAACTAGATTATATCTGTCATTTGGAAATAGGTGAAAAGAAAGTTTCATATGAGGAATATGGAAATATTTTTCAATTATATAAACAGAATTTTCAAAAATTCATGGATTATAATATTCGAGATGTTAATCTTATTGAACGTCTCGATGATAAGTTAAAACTCATTGAACTTGCCTTGACTTTGGCGTATGATTCTAAAACGAATTATGAAGATGTGTTTAAACAAACAAGGATGTGGGATTCTCTGATATATAATCATCTAAAAGAAAAAAATATTGTTATTCCACAAATATCTAAATCTAAAAAAAATGAAGCATATGAAGGCGCATATGTAAAAAATCCAATTGTTGGTATGCACGATTGGGTCGCAAGTTTTGATTTAACAAGTTTGTATCCACATTTGATCATGCAATATAACCTGTCTCCAGAAACATTGGTGAATTATGAAAATTATTCGGATGAATTAAAAGAGTTTATAGAAAACAATAATATAAATGTTGAAAATCTATTGAATCAAAAAGTGAATACAGATATTCTCAAAAAACTGAAAATGACTGTTACTCCAAACAAACAATTTTTTAACATAGAGCAACAGGGTTTTCTTGCTAAAATGATGTTGGATATGTATGAAGATCGCGCAAGATATAAAGATAAAGCAATATCTTCAAAAAAAGAATTGGAAAAATGTGAGGATGTAAATAAAAGAAAACAGTTAGAAAAAGATATAGCGAGATTCAATAATCTTCAACTATCTAAAAAGGTGTGTCTAAATTCAGCATATGGTGCCATTGGAAATCAGCATTTTAGATTTTTTGATATTCGTATTGCCGAAGCTGTTACAACGGCCGGGCAGTTGTCCATTCGCTGGATTGAAAATAGAATTAACTCATATTTAAATAAAATTTTGAAAACGGAGAATTTTGATTATGTTATTGCTTCGGATACAGATAGTATTTATCTTAATCTTGGTCCGCTTGTATATAAGATTGTCGGGCGACAGAAGAAAATTGAAGATAAAAGAAAAGTTATACGGATCATGGACCTCTTTTGTGAGGAGAAGATTCAACCATTTATTAATGAGGCTTATAAAGACCTTGCTGATTATGTAAATGCGTATGATCAAAAAATGATTATGAAACGTGAAGCTCTGGGCGATAAAGCAATATGGACATCTAAAAAACGATACATCATTAATGTGTATAATAATGAAGGAGTAGAATATGCAAAACCCTCATTAAAAATAATGGGTCTTGAAGCAATTAAGTCATCTACACCCTCAGCTTGTCGTGATAAGATTAAAGAAGCCCTTAACTTAATTATGACGAGTGATAAAGATGTTTTGTTGAAATTCATTGAAAACTTTCGTGAGGAGTTTAAAAAACTACCAGCCGAAGATATCGCTTTTCCTCGTGGTGTCAATGGAGTAAAATCGGGAGAAGATGGTTATGCTTCTTTAGATGGATCAATATATAAAAAGGGTGCACCAATTCATGTAAAAGGTAGTTTAATCTATAACAATGAAATAAATAAAAGAAATCTACAAAAAAAATATCAACGAATCAACGAGGGTGATAAAATCAAATTTATGTATATGAAAGAGCCTAATCCATTCATGAACATGGTTCTTTCTTTTCCTCTCATGTTACCAAAAGAACTCGATGCTGAAAAATATATTGATTATGATACTCAGTTTGAAAAATCTTTTATCGATCCACTAAAATTAATATTGAATTCGATTAATTGGAACATAGATAATACTAATACATTAGACGAGTTCTTTACATGAAATTTAACACCGTAGCAGCTTTTACTACTGGTATAGGATTATCAGTAGTAGCAGCATATTACTCAATAATAGGATTAACATCAATATTTGCTGGTGCATTTTGGTCAATTGTTGTTATGGGTTCTGTTCTGGAAATGGCAAAACTAGTATCTGTTTCCTGGTTATATCAAAATTGGGAAATAGCATCTAAATCAATCAAATCATATTTTTTCTCCGCGATTGTTATTTTAATGTTGATCACAAGCATGGGTATATTTGGTTTTCTTTCTAAATCCCATTTTGAACAAACATTACCCACAGATACACAAATTGCTGAAATTGCGTATATTCAACAGGAAATAGATCGTGAAAAAGAACTAATCGATCAATATGAACAGAATATAAAACAGATGAATTCCATCATATCTACACTTATTCAATCACAAAGAATAAGAGGACCTAGT